GTCAATCTCGGGGGCCCACACGAACGACACCGCGACGACGGCGCCGCTCCGCCGCCTGGCCTCGACGTCGCTCGTGTAGTCCACCGGCTGGACCGTCCAGGCGCCATACACGGGATCGATGATCTCGCCCGGCGTGCGGTCGTACATCGCGGCGGCGAGCGCGGGGAGCTTCTTGAACAGGTCCTTGTACGGCCCGCGCGCGACGCCCTGATCCATCGGCAGCGAGTAGCTGAACGTCGGATTCAGCGGCCCGAGCGGCTCGACGATGGTGATGCCGCCATAGGCGATGCGGTGCTCCGCCTGCTCGTGGCGGAATGAGTAGCGCGCGTTCGAGATCGGATAGGCCACCCCTCGCCACTGAAACCCTGGCAGCAGTGCGAGCGGGTCGCGGGTCGGCATGGGATCACTTCACTGCGGGGACGGGGGACGGGGTGTTGCCGCGGTTGAGGCCGGGGGCGGCCTTGGCGATCACGTGGGCGGCGGGCGCCATCTTGGTCGCGGCCTCTGCTTGCAGCTTGGCGGCGTCGGCATTCGCCGTCGTCGTGCCCGTCATTCCGGACAAGAGCTTGTCGATATCGGAGACCATGCCGCGCTGCGGTCCTCCGCCTGGCGTGGGGGCAAGGTCGGCAGCGGCCATCTCGGCGCCGCGCTTCCGTGCCTCGACGGCCTCGAACCCGGTGCCCTGCGACATCCCGGTCCACTCTCCAAGCTGGCCCCACCATCCGGCAAGGGACCCGCCACCGCCGGCCGCCATTCGGTCAGCGGCATCTCCGGCGGCCTTCTTCATCGGGTCGGTTTCGACCGTCGCGGCCGCGGCGACGTTGCGGCGCTTGATGTCCGCCAGCTTCGCCGCCGTCTTGGGAGAGATGGCCCCCGTCGTCCGCTTCTCGGCCGCCGCCTGGTTGACGACGTTCTGATCGGCCATGTCGTCGCCGAACGCCTTCCGCACCCCGGCGTCCTGCGCGTTCAGGAAGAACTCCATGGCCGCAGCCGCGGCAGTGATGACGAGCGTAGCGGCGGCCAACTGGGCACCGAACCCAGTGGCGGCCCGGCTTGCGTTGGACATCGAGGCGGAGATTTGTGCGGCCATGATCTCCTTGACGATAGCCGCGCTCACGATTGCCGACAACCCGGTGAACGGGTTGTCCACGAAGAACCGCGCCACGTCGGCCGCGGCCTTGCCCATCGCGACGATGTTCGGCGTGGCCCTGCGGAGCGACTCGATCAGGTCTTGCAGGATCGGGATGAACTCGGCGCCGAGGTCCTTGTTGAGCGCCTTGAACGTCTCCTTGAGCTGCATCTCGGGCGTCTGCATGATCGCCGAGACGCGCTCGCGCTGCGACGAGTCCGTCAGCGTGGCCTTCTCGAGCCGCGCGAACTCGGCCAGCACCGCGGCCTTGCCCGATCCCTTCTGCTGCTTCTCGGCCTGGTTGTACAGCGGCGCGAAGCCTTGCACCGCGCGGATCGAGCGCTCACTGAAGATGTCGCCGAGCTTGCCGAGGTCGCCCTTGGTGGCGTCCAGGATCTCGGTCACGAGATCCTTCTGGCCCTTCATCTTCGTGTGGCTGTCGTCGGTGAACACCTCGACGCCGAGCGCGCGCAGCTTCCCCTGCTTATTCATCACGTCGGAGCCGAACCGCTCCACCGACGTCACCGCCTCGGGTGCCGATGCCGCGCCGCCGCGCTGGCGGGCCGCCTGAGCCATGGCCACGGCGGTCGCCATGACCTCCTCGGTCGTGCCGGCGAACTTGGGCGCCTGGGCCGCGAGCCCCGCCATATCCGACGCCAGATCCTTGATCTCGACCGCGCCCACCGCGCCCATACCGGCGGTGGCGCGAATGATGTTCTTGAGCGCCTGCATCTGCCCGACCGCATCGGGCACGCTGTCCTTGATGGGGATGAACGCATTGGCCGCCGCGGCCGCGAGCTCGTCCAGTTGCGTCCCGGTGGCCAGCGCGGTCGCGCCGAGCTCGCCGAGGATCTTCTCTCCGGCGGGAAGGTCGCCGGTCACGTCGGCCCACTTCTCGAGCGCGGACAGGCTCTCGGTGGTGGTGAACCCCTGGACCTTGGTGGCACCCTCGAGAATGGCGGCCTGTCGCTCCGGCGTCCCGGCCTGGTTGGCCAACCGCTGCGAGGCGCTGATGTCCTGGCTCCGCTTGTAGACGGCGTTCCCGACCAGCGCCGTGCCACCGATCGCAGCGAACGTGGCCGCGCTCCTGCCGAGAGTGGCAACGCTTCCCAGGGCCGCGCGCGCGGTCGCGCTACGAGTGGCCATGCCCTGACGCTCGGCTGCGATGCGGGCATGGCGTGCCGCCGCCAGTTGCGCCCGCGCCTCGTACTCTGCCCGGCGCTTGGCGTGACGGTCCTTGTCCAGTTCCAGCCGCCGCGCCGCCGCTTCCGCCCGCTGTTGCTGCTTCAGTTGGGACTGGGACGTGATCCGCTCGAGCCGCTGGCGGTGGCGCTCGGCTACCTGTGCCGCCCGCTTCTCGGCCCGCTCCCGCTCCCGGCCGGACTTGCGCGACGCGGCCTCCTCGAGCTTGGCCACCCGCTGCGCCGACCGCTCCCGGATCCGGGCCACCCGCTCGGCGTGCCGGGACTCCATGGCCTGCTCCCGGGCCGAGTCAGCCCTGGTAAGTGGGCGCTGGCCGGGGAGGGGGACGGAATCGGCCGCTGCTGCTGCCTGGCGCCCCGTGGCTCGCGCCGCGGCGCCCGCCATGGCCGTTGCCCCAGGGCCGCCCCGGAGCCTGTCAGCGGGGCCGTGGGCGGCTCCCGTGGGGCTCCCGCGTCCCCAGCGACCGGCAGCGACCGGCGCCATCGGCACCGCCTGCCTGGCCCACCAGCGGGGTACGGGCGCGCCCACGGCGGCCTCGCCCGCCACGGCCGCAGCGGCACCACGGCTCACGCGCGGCCCGGTCCCCGCCTTGGCCCCCTCGCGCGCGATGAGCCGGTTCGCACGGCGAGCGCGGGCCTCGACGTGGGCGAACGCGGCGTCAACGGCTTGGGTGCCAGTGACGCTCAGGTCGTACTGAAGGACAGCCATCGGCTCACAATCTCGATCGGTCGCGGACGGCTTGCGCCATGGCGATTGCGTCTTCCCTCGTGATCAACTTCGCGCCGTCACTGGGGGAGGGGGTCGAATCGGCAACAGGCGAGGTAGAGGAGTCGGTGCCAACCCGCCAAGTCTCGCGGAGCGATTCCAAGGATGTCGCCCAGCTCTCGGGCGGGGAATCGAGCAGTTTCAATGTAGTGGAGACGCGATCGACCAACGACAAGAGCAACTGGTCGCGCTGATGCGATTGCAAGAGCGGTAGAACGAAAGGGCGGGCGCCCACCTCGAGCTTGGCCACCCACTCGTTGACCTCTTTCGGGTCGGTGAACGTGACGTCGGTGGGCCCGAATCGGATCTGGGTGAGGAGGTACGCTCCGTAGAGCGCGCCCACCTCGTCGGAGGTCAGCGCCTCGACGTCGTCGGCATTCTTGAACAGACGCCGGTACACCCTGCCCGATGGGTGGTCTCCGATGACCTGGTCCTCGAACACCGCGTTCGCCAGCAGCTCCTTCGCCAGCCGGTCGCCCTCGGCGTGGGCGTCCATGTTCGCAGTCGCTGGCGTGGCTTCCTTCGTGTTCTCGACCAGCCACTTCCTCACCTTCGCGCGGCATCCGACGATCTGCTTTTCGGTGAGGACGAAGATCCGCACCGTGAACAGTGGCTCGCCGTCGTCGTCGAGCCGCGGGAATGGGAAGGTGTCGCTCGGTGCTGGACGCTCGAGGAGCTTCTGGAACAGCTCGCTCGGCTCGATGTCGTTGGGGGGTGAAGCCATGTCTCTCCTGGTTGCACGACAGGCCCGGCGACACGGCGCTACGCGCGCACGTATCCCGGGCCCAGTCGATTCGCGTTCCTTCTCTCCTAGGCCGCGGTGTGTGTGGAGTGGTCTGCTACTCGAGATCTGCCGGCGACCCCGTCCACTCGAAGGTGTTCTCGACGGCCTGATTCACGCTGCCGCTCACGCTGGCAGACATGATCTTGCCGTTGCCGGCGAAGTCCGCGCGGCCGACGCCGATCTGGAGGGTGACCCAGTCGCCGGAGTTGCAGAGGTTCCACCCATCGTGCTCGATGCCGTCCACGGGCACCGGGCCAGTGACGCGGATCGTGACCTTCTTGGCGCCTTCCGCGAAGCCCGCGAGGCCCTTGGTGGTGGTGAAGATCTCGGTGCGTCCGCTCTCGAGTGTCATCTCTACGGAGGTGACGTTGTCGATCGGGGTGGAGTTGATGAAGACCGGCAGTCGGACGAGAAAGTCGGTCGATGCGCCTACGGCCTGAGCCATGCTGTGTGGTCCTTTCAGCGTGCGGTGTCAGCCGGCTCAGCCGGTGCTGGTTTCCTTGCCGAGCACCACGAGCTGGTGCGCGTGGTCGATGGTGTGGAAGTTCACGCCCACCTCGGTCCGGCCCGAGTTGACGGCGCTCTTCTGCGCGACGAGCGCAGCGATCGAGGCGTCCACGTTCTGGAGCTTGTCGTCGTCCTCGAACTGGCGAAGCACCTGGGCCACCATCTTGCGGACCATCGACGGCTTGGCCACGGTGCTCTTGTAGACCTGGTTCGGGTCCACGAGCCCCTTCGCGTCGCGCTTGTCGTCCGCGAACTTCTTGCCCTGGAAGTTGAGCGCCCAGGTCTGGAGGATCGTGTCGATGGCGTCGTCGGGGACGCTCACGCGGTGCGTCTCGGTGGCGCGGAAGTCGTTGACCGTGCCGGCCGCGTTCTTCGAGCAGGTGTTGACCGACATCGCGATGTAGGCGCCGGACTCGGTCGAGGCGATCTCGGTGATCCCCTCGTTGATGGCCGTGTTGATCTCGTCCGACGTGGGCCGGTCCGCGATGTCGTAGGCGGCGTGGAGGTTCACCCCACGGCCGGCCATGTTCGCCGAGCTGTCCGTGTTCTCGACCTCGGAGCGGATGCCCATGATCTCGCCGACGAGTTCGGCGGGGTCGTGGTCGCTGTCCTCCTGGTGGACGTACTGGATCCGCCCGCAGTTCAGGCCGTTCGCGATCGTCGTGGTGTCCGTCAGCGTGCCGCGCCCGCCCATGATGCCGACAGAGCGCAGGCCCGGGTTGGGCTGGCTCTTGTTGACGATGTGCGTCTTGAGCAGGGCGCCGAGCGTCGCGTCCGAGATGGGGACGCCGACGTAGTACCGGCGGATCGTGTTGATGGCCGCGAGCGCAGTCGTCAGCGGGGTGGAGTCGTCACCGACGCCGCCCGCCAGGTCGCCACCGGCCGCGATGGCCACGCCAGCGCCAGCAGTCACGTCGGTCCGCAGTCGGATCGCCGTGTTCTGGGAGGTGCCGTGGACCTTCGCCGTGACCGTGATGCCGGTGCCGGTCGCGGCGTGGTACGCCGCACAGGTCGCCGGGAGGTAAGTGGCGCCGTTGATGGCAGCCTCGAGCCCGTCGGCCACGCTGGACGCCGTGTCGCTGGTCGAGAACCCGTAGGAGCAGATGACGGGGCCGACCTGCGCGTCAGCCTGCCCGCGCTTGGTGGGCGCGCCCGTGATGGCGGTCGAGAGCGACGCCGCCGTCCCGGCCTTCGGGGTGTAGGTCACCATCGACAGCGCAGAGGCCGCGCCGTGCTCGAGGTACTTCCGCGCCACGCGGTGGGCGGGCGCGCCGGTGCCGGCGAGCAGTGCAGCCGTCCCCTCGTCGGGGATGGCGTACAGCACGTTGGCGGTGGCGGTGCCGGCCGCCGTCTTGGGCCCGACGACGCACGCGAGACGGGGGCCGAGTGCGGCATTCGCCGGGCCCTGCTGAAACAGGATCTCGGCGTAGCCTCCGGGCGTCCGATGGTTGTCGGCAACGCCGGTGACGCGGATGGTGGCCATTCAGCTACTCCTTGGCCGCGTCTCCGCGGCTTCTGGTGACGGTGGGGGTGCGGGACTGCTGCGGTGCGATCCGCCACCCGGCGGACTCGCCCATGAACTCGAGGGGGCGGAACGGGACTCCCAGCGCGCGCGCCGTGTCAGCGTTCGCCGGAGCGACCTCGCCGCGGTCCAGCAGGCGGATCATCCCCTCGGCGGCCGGGGTCTTCTCGTCCACCTCGTGCGGCGTGCCGATGGTCACCCACCGATCGTCCCGCACGCGAGCGCAGAGGCGCTTGGGCTGCTGGTTGTCGATCGTCTGCCAGTAGGGGGTGGGGATGATTCTGCCGTCCAGCGGGACGAATGCGAGCTTGGCCATGGGTTCTCTCCTTCACACATCCGAGCCGAGGCCCGGGTAGAGGCCGCCGCGCGCACAGGTCGGGGAAGAGGTCGCGCCGGAGGTGACGGGTGGGGAGGACCCGAACAGCGCGGGGAGAACCCGACGAGGGGCGGCGGTGAGTCAGTCAGAGGCGGCGGAACACGCTCGACACGCGGCGCGTCCCGAAGCGCAAGCGCTGGCCAAGCTCTACGTGGCCGGCCTTCTGCGCGTGTTTGCCGAAGTGGAAGGGTCGATTGCCGGGGTGGTGCACCATCTTGAAGTGCACGACGTGGCCGACGCGCGGCCAGAAGAACCGGAGGTAGGGCGCGCGGCGTGCCCAGATCTCGTGGGCGCGCGCTCCCTTGTCGATCGCGGCCGCGTACTTCTTCGGCCACGAGAGGCGGATCAGCGCGCCACCCCTGCGGATGACCACTCGGCTCTGCGTCGAGTCCTTCAGCGAGTGAGCCCCCCGCCGCTTGAACGTGGACCGCTCGCGAACGTTCTTCGCCGCCGCGGCCCCCGCCTCCTTGGTGGCTTCCTTCACCTCGTGGCGGTGCGCTACCAGCGTCCGGGCGTGGTCGCGGCGCAGCTTCTCGAGGTTGAACACGTCACCACGGCTCCGACCTGGCCCCGCACCGAACGCAGTGGACTATCGCCACCCCATCGAACAAGTGAATGGCGAAGGCATCTCCGCCGCAGGGGCAGAGGAAGATGTGCGAGGAACCGTCAACGTCGGTGATGGGGGCCACGTAGAGCCCACGCTCGGTGTGGCACTCGGGGCAGTCGAACCAGACCGTACCGACCGGTGCGACCGCGACCCATTCGTGGCCACACGCCGTGCACTTGGCCTTGCCGCTCAGGTGCGGCCTGTGCTCGGCTAGATTGATGAGCGCGCCCATCACGTACCGGGGAAGTCGCCGTCGCCGACCACCATTGCCGGGACCAGTTCCTCGCCGTCGCCGCAGTTGGCGGTCACGCCGAGGGACGTCGTCTCGCCGCCCTCGTTGTCGAATTCGTCCAAGTCGCGGATGAGCTCGAGCGACTCGAACACCGACGACGCCGACCAGAACCGCGTCTCTTCGTCATCGGAGAACGATGCCGCGCCGGCCCCGAACGAGACGGGGCGGATCGTCGAGAGCCAGCCGCGGGCCTCGCCGAATTGCTGCGTGTCGCTGTCGTACCCGGGGTGTCTGCCACCGTTGACGATGACGGCGCCCATCGCCTTGCCGGCGAGGGTGAGGACCGGGCCGAGCTTCAGCGCGAGGTCTGCCTCGTAGTCACCGAGGATCCAGGCCGCCGTCCACTTCTGGCGGACGCCGGCGCGGGTGAACGTGATCTGCTCCCACTCGCCATCGCCCGTGCGCCAGACGCACAGGAGCGGCCACGTCCCGACCTTGACCTGCCGCAGCAGCGCCCCCGCGGGGCCGTCCTGGCCCACGCGCCAGATGGTGCCGACCGGGTTTTCGGAGCAGTTGAGCCGGTGCTTGTCGGGGAGGCTCGACGTCACCGCGTACCATGCGGAGGTCGTGCCGGTCCCGAGCTCGCCACGGAGCGCGGCCGCGAACAGTTCCGCGAGGACCGCCAGCGCCGGGTCCGCCGGCTCGAAGGTCGCGGCGCCCGTGATGCGCGCGGCGTCAAGGGGCAGCTCGGTGCCGCCGACTCGCTGCCAGAGGGAGTCGGTCACGCCTCACCCGCCCCGCTCACCGGCCGCACCGTGATCATGGTCCGCAACGCGCGGTCATCGGTGATCGACACCACCACGCACTGCATGTCCTGCCCCGTCTCCTCGTGCCAGAGACGCAGGCGGAAGGATTCCTCGCCGACCACGAACGACGCGCACAGGGTGGACCACGCCGTCCCTGCGCTCGGCGTCACTGGGCCGACGACCCAGTCGCCGGACTGGAGCCCGACGCCGAGGGCCACCTGCTCGGCCTTGACCTGCCGAACCTTCGGCGGCTGGCCTTGCTCGAGCAGCTCCTCTCCGACGTCCGAGCGGGTGCCCTCTCCGTGATGGGTGCCGCTCCAGGAGCCGATCACCGCGTAGCAGTGCCACGGGCGGAGCCCCTGCTCACCGGGGATTCTGCGGTAGCGATTCGCGATCTCGCGATACCGCTGCCGGTTCGCGGCCGACGTCATGGCTCACCTAGTAGACGGACACGGCGACGGACCCGCCACCACCGCGAGAGGCCCACCCGTTGGGCAGGCCGAGCACGGACGCCAGTTCGTCGCGCCAGTGCATGAGCTGGGAACCGAGCGCGCCGAACATCCCGCGCGACCCGACCCCATAGAACTCGACCTCGTCCACCTTCTTGATTGACCCCTCGCCGTAGACCGTCGCCATCTTCTCGCGGACGGCGTCGATCTTGCGGAGGATGTCCTTGGCGATCGAGATGGGGCCCTCGAGCACGACCGGGACCGTGCCCGAGTGCGCCTTCTGTAGCTGCAACGTGGCCACCGTGGCGGCGAGCGCCTGGATGGTCACCACCTCCGCGCGAGAGTCCACGTCAACGACGACGCGGTCCCCCGCTGCGAAGCCCGTCGCGCTGGCCAGGGTGACCGATACCGGAACCGGAGAGGTCACCGCAGCCACGGACAGGGACGCCGTGGTCGAAACCTCGGCGTCGATGCACTCATTGATCACGCTCTCGAACACCGGCGTGTAGCCGATGTACGGGAGCGACGCGACGGTGAGCAGATGGTACCCGGTTTCCCGGCGGAGCCGATACAACTCTTGGGTTGTGAATGCCATCTGCCCACCGTCGCCCTGGTTGCGTCAGACGTTGTACACGCCGCCGTCGAAGGGCGAGCCGGCGCGGTAGTTGTAGCTCATCGTGTAGGCGTCGCCGCTGGTACCCGAGGCCGCACCCGACACGAGCGAGAAGCGCACGTAGGGGAGACCCTGGATGCAGGTCGGCGCCGGGATGAGCTTCGTCCCGCTGCCGGTGTTCGTCTGGAGGACGACGTTGGCGGCGTTGTTCGTGGGGACGTAGTCCACCCAGGTCGTGTTGTCCGCGCTGCCCTGCCACTTCCCGGTGAGGGTGATGAGGTTCGTGTAGGCGGACCAGTAGACCTTCGCGGAGAGCGAGCCGGGGACGATCCGGGTCGTCTCCAGCGCGGCCATGCTCTTCGCCGCGTTCAGCGGACCGGCAGCGAAGGTTCCGGTCGCCGAGTTGACGGCGGTGCGTCGGGGGTTTGCCATGTCTGGTTTCCCTTCCTGTCAGCTCACCGATCAGGAGACGTCGGCGGTGTAGGCGACCTTCCGAACGAAGGTGTTGTTGAGCGTCGCGAACGCCAGGTCGGCGCGCCAGATTAGCGGGACGCTCTCGCCGTAGTTGTCGTTCGTGTTGTAGACGACGGCCGGGGGACGACCCATGCCGATCCCGAGAGCGCCAGGGGAGAACGCCAGCGCGCGGTGGATCGCCACGTTCGAGGTGTTCACCGTCTTGTCGAGGGTGTTGCTCACGAAGACGTACCACTCGGGGATGACGAACTTGAGCGCGGTGTAGCGGCTGAACAGCGGCGACTTCTCGGGGAAGTCGTGGGTATAGAGCGCGAACTGCTTGTCGTCCTTGAGCTGCTTCAGCCCGGTGGGCGTCACCACGACCACGCGCCGCCCGTCCGGCAGTACCGGCAGGTTCGACTCGTCCATCGTCTTCGCCGTTCGGCTGAGCGTCTCGTAGTCCAGCGGGAACTGCGCCTCGTCGGTCGGGGTGTTGTCGTCGGTCATCCCGACGGGCCGCGACGTCGCCGAAGCGGTCATGCCGAGGGCCACGCCCACCGCGTCCAGGAACTTGTGGAAGTCCCGGATCAGGTGGATGTCCACGGCCTTGACCAGGTTGTGGACGCCCATCTGCGCGTCGAACGCCTCGACCACGTAGGGGCGAACGTCCGCGGCGGTGTTGTCGTAGGGGCCCGCGTACCGGTCCAGCGTGATGACCGCCTGCTCGGAATCGACCTTGATGCCGGTCGTGCTGATCGTGGTGCCGGTGGGCACGCGCCGCGCAGCGATCGTGTAGGTCGAATCGGTGTACTTCGGGCGGTTGAAGCGCACGCTCAGGCCCGGCTGCCCCTTGAAGTCCACCTTCGCGGCGAAGATGTTCTCGCTCAGGATGTCGGGCTCGAGGCTGAGGCGCTGGCTCTCGGCCGTGGCGTAGTCCGCGCCCTGGCCACCGATGGTGCGACCGGGCAGACCGATCGAAGACGGGGGCGCCAGCGACACGCCGAGCGCCTTCAGGATCAGGTCGGCGAAGACGTACTGGGGCTCCGGCGCGGCGAGGAGCTTCGCATTCGTCCAGGAGAAGAACTCCTCGGGCAGGGTGACTCGGCTGACGTTTGCCATGCTTGGGTTCCTTGATTGGGGTCACCGAGCATCCACGCTCGGGGTGGTCTTTCACTGAGGGGTGACGAACAGGTCGCCCGCATGTGCGAGCGCGAACGAGGCGGCGGCGAAGGGGTTCTCCGCCTGGAGTCGGTCGTAGGTGGCGCGCACATCGGCCTTGGCCACGGCCCCCGCCTCGGGCGGTGCGTTCGGTCGCGGCGCAGTGTCAACCGGCTTGGGCGGTGCGACGGGAGCCGCGGGCGCCACCGGAGCGGCCACACCGATCAGGCCAGACGCGCGCATCCGGTCGATGGTGGCGAGCTGCTGCGCGGGGTCGTCTCCGGTGCCGGCCACGACGAATGCACGTTCCTGCTCGGACAGTGCCGCCAGCTCTGCGCTCGCCCTGCCCGCGATCACTGCGGCGTAGGTGTCCGCGCGCGCGGCCTTCCCCTCGAGATCCTTGGTGTGAGCGTTGAGCCGCTCGATCTCGGTGCGCTCCGCGTCCTGGCGCGTCTTCAGCTCCGCGAGCGCGGCCTTGACGTCCTTCGGATCGGCGACCCCGAGCTCGGCCAGCATCTCGCGCCGGGCCGTCTCCTTGGCCGCGTCGAGCCGTGCCTTCAGCGCCTCGGGCGGGAGGTCCGTCGCCTGAACGCGGGGCTTCTCGGGAGCCGGGGCGGTGGTCGTCTCGGGCGTTGCGGGCGCGCTGGTGCCCTGTGCGTCGTCTGCCATGATGCACTCCTCTCGCCCGTTTCGGCCGGCGTCGCCGTGTGCTGATGGTGGCGACCGCATGGGGCGGGCGCGAGGTGGTGGGTGATTCGCGACCGAAGGCCGCAGGCTCACCCACCGAGGCCGTCAGTCACTCACTCGCAGAGCGCCTTGACCATGAACGTCACCTGGTAGGTGATCGGGATCTGCCACGTCGCCGTGTTGAGGGCGGTGGTGTTGGTCATCTCGGTTGCCAGGTCCTCCGCGGTCAGCGGGTTCGTGATGGTGCCCGAGCTGACGGTCGTGCACGGGCCAGCGCCCGCGAGGACGTAGGTGGTCGGCGTGGCCGCGAGGCTGTACTGCCCCGGCGCCACGAAGCATGAGTCGATGATCGTCGCGGTCCGGCCGTCGCGAAGGGCGTTCGCGATCGCCGTCGCGGGAGCGAGCGACGAGTCGTCATCAGTGGCGTAGGCCGTGGTGATGTACTCGCAGTCCACCCGGCACGTCATCACCTCGTACTCGTCGGTGTTCGTGTGGAGCTGGTCGCGCAGGCGCTCGAAGTTGTACGCGCGGAGGACGGTGGCGGCGCTGGTTGCCATGGCTCGATTCCTTCAGGTTCAGGCGGTGGTGCGAATGGGGCGGACCACCGCGCGCGGCTTGCCCGCCGCGGCGTCCAGGAGTCGGTCGAGCGCGGCGAGTTGCCGTCGCTCTCGGGTGAGCGCCCTCTCATGGGCGGCGATGCTCTTGCGGAGCGCGCGGGCTTCGGCCTTGGCATCGGCCACGACGGAGCGCGCGGTGAGCTTGGCCCGGGGAGGGGCCGCTGCGGAAGCCGGTGCGGGCCGTGGTGCCGGCTTGGGCGGCTCGGCGGGGGTGTACGGGGTGACGGGCTCGGGCTCGTCAGAGGCGAGCGCCACGGAGCACGACCCGCACTGGCGCACGATGCCGATCCCGGGCTTCAGGACCGCCATCACCAGGTCGGAACCGCACGCCGGGCAGGCCATCAGTATTCCGACTTCCAGCCGACGACGGCGACGGACAGCGACGTACCCGTCAGGGTGTCGCCGCCGCACTTGGCCACGAGCCGGATCGCATCGCCGGGGTGGCCGCCGATCGACGTGTTGACCGCGAGGGCCGGCGTCCCGGGGCTGGCGTCGGTGCCACGGCCCACGGTGACGATCGACGCCGCGCTCTGGGGGGCGATCGTGCGGTATCCGCGCGCGGCACCATCGGCGATCTGGGCGAAGTGCACCCAGTCGGCCCAGACCCCGCCGGTGACCTGATCGCTGTTGGCGACCTGGCGCTGTACGTACACATCGAGCGTGGCGCCGGGGACGCCGGCGAGGCTCGCGTCCAGCGTGATCCAGTCGTACTTGGCCAACCCGCGCACGGGCGAGCCGATGATCTCGGCGACGGTAGTGCTCGTGGTGGTCGTGCCACTCATCGAGAAGTAGTCGAGTCGGTGCGCCATGGTCACCTCCGCCCGCGGCGGTCGTCGTTGCGGCGCGACTCGAAGCGCTCCGCGGGCGCGGGGTGCGCCACCGGCTCGGGGCGCTTCTCGGCGCGCACCATGGCCGACCAGGACGCCTCGCCGCAGTTCGGGCACGTCTTGGCAACGTCGTTGCCGACGTATCCGCAAACCTGGCAGGTCTTCACTGAATGCTCCTCCACTCGTGAATCGTCATGACGTGGTACTGGCACCGGCACTTCGGGTGCACTCCGCCGGGGGTACCCTCGGGGAAGTCCTCGTCGATGCCCACCATTGCGCCGTGGGCACGGGCGCAGACGTCACACGTCCGCTTGTCCAGCTCGGCGTCCCAGACTTTGACCAGCTCGAGGGACAGGCGGGGGTCACGGGCCAGCGCGTCGTCTAGCGACACGTCCCGCGCCACGGACCAGGACTCGGCGGCCTCGGTGGCGGCCGTCAACTCGGCGCGGTTGGTGGCCCAGCGGACGGCGTCGCGAGCGGCCTCCTCGACGTCGTCCAGGGCGGCCAGCTCCACATGCCGC